TTATTTTGTCGAATTCTACCGTATCATGTTTAATCATGCTACGTTAGAGTCTTGATGAAGTAATGACTCTTTTAGGTTTTAAAGGTGTCTCTCTTTTTATCCTCATATGAGGTTAAGTTATTGAATCCCCCTTCTAGGGATTCGGTTTAAGTGTTTAATTGTTTAAGTTTTAAGTTCTAAGTTTATAGTGAATTTTGTTTTAAGTTATAAGTTTCTGAGACTATTGTGCGTTTTCTCAGATTAAGTATTATGTATGTTTGATTGTTCCAAGATTGGCGGTTGAGCGGATGAAAACATCTACCTGCGATCATTCCAATGGAGCACAGCATTCAAACTATTAAAGTGCACATTACAGGAATTAATTTAAGGAAGGTTTAGTAACCTCCCCAATTCGGTGAGGGAGAATTACCCGAGTTGAGTATTGTTCTCGCGTGTTGTTAAAATGACCAGTTTCTCTCAGGAGAAACTGGCTCTAGGCGAGAGCAAGGTCAGTCATACCCCATCGGGCATTAAAGGCCCAACCGGAATAAGACCGGTTACTTCTGGGAGAAGTGAATCAAATTTAGTGTCCCCCCCCTCCTCTACCGCATTCGTCGCATCGGACTTTTCAAGCAAGTCCAAGAATTCTGTCGTTGGTGAGACAGAATTCGAATCGTTTAAAAATAAATTAAAATTAGGGCGGATTGCTAAGCAGCAATCAAAGAAGGAAGTTAAACCCATTGAAGATTGGGGTGTTATTGTTTCTTCTGGTGGTTATTTTGTGTCAGCGGAAGTGGTGATTTCTGTAAGAGATAGAGTGCGTTCTCGTGAAGAGCGCGCTATTCGATCTCTGAAGTTAGATGATGATGAGTTAGATTGGGATTTATCTCAAATGAATCTCATTGAAAGTCGTTATTTGGATGTGCCGTTTAAGGTTTGCAAACGGCGATATTACAGATTGCGTGATGATCAAATGAAGCAATTGGAGCAGATGTCTGATGCTTGGTTTCGTAAAGTTGTTGTTGCTTTACGTCTGAAGTTGGAAGAAGCTAGTAAGTTTAAAGGTCAAGCACCCGATGGTGATTGGGTGTCTTTAATGTTCGCTAGTTCTTATTTGGCAGTCATGGCTGCGCCAGATGAAGTGTTTTCTGTCTTTAGAGTGTCCCGTGATTGTATTTTGGACATTATTTTGTTGAGTTCTCAATTTGAAAAATTGTCTTGGTTGGAGTTTTCCATGTCATTGCACTCTGTTATGAGGCGATGGTCGTTGGAAGACTTCTTTTCTGCTGATATCGCAGCATCGTTAGTTGACAACTTTGCTGGTCAAGCTCCTCAATCTGTTGAAAAATTCAAAGGTTTAGGAGCTTATATTCTTGAAATTGTTGGAATTGCTGTTGTTTCAAGAGTGTTGGGAATTTCTGGAGGAATTATGGATTTTTCCTCAATTAAAACGTTGGTTGCAGCACCTGTTGTTAAGATGGCATCAAATATGGTTGATTATTTGATGGCTATTATTAAGGTGTTGTGGTCTGGTGATTATTCGGATTTTTTGGTGAAGGTATCGTCTATGGTTAAAGGATCTCGTCGCGACGTTGTTTTACAATGTCAGACAGATCTTGAAGAATTGATGATGCCTGAAATGATTAAAGGTTCGGAAAAGCACCGAATTAAGGTGTCGTTGGCGTTAACGAAATGTGAAATGGCTATTTCTGAGTCAAAAAAGTTAGATCTTAAACATGATGTTTTGGTCTTAATGGCTATTTGTGTTAAAATTCGTGCTATTTTTGATGATGTATGTTCATTTCGAGAAATGCGAAAGCCTCGCAAGGAGGCGTTGATGTTTTTTAACACGTCTGGTCCAAGTACTGGTAAGTCGTTGTTTACGACTTTTGCTTTGAACGGATTGTGTAGGGCATATGGTGTGCCTCCCGAAGATTCATATTTAGTGAATCATTTTTGGGCGTATGAAAAATATCAAGAAAATTTT